GTTCTTATAGAGGGCTTGTCAATTCCTTAATCCTCGCTGGCGCTGCGGTTACCATTGACAACCCAGCTACACTTTCCGAGTCAGATTTCTGTAAAGGTAATCGAAAAAACGGGTACGCTCCTAAAAAGGCAGCCACGAGGAGACCCCACAGACAGAAGAAAAGAACAATCATACTGCTCCCTCCTTTACGTCCGCTAACGGTTCGTCAGATGTCGTCGTGCTCGTGCGTTCCGAACCCTCAGACTGCGTGCGCATGTCATTCGGGATCGTTACGCCCAGCGCTTCGACTTCATCTTTGACGTGACCGAATAGCGCTGTCGTATCGTATCGGTCAGCAATTTTTTTTCTGTATCTTGTGTAAGTGGCGTTCCCAGTAGCATTTTTAATGCCGTTCCAGTAATCGACTCCCGCAAAAATTGTCCACGGCAGCAAAGCAAAGATTGAAAAGCTATTTAGCTTCTTGTGGACTCTTTCGAATTCAGCGTTTACTCGAATCTGCTTATCAAGCATTGTAGCGTTCTGTGTTATCAAGATGAAATCATAGCCGAACTTACGAGATTGCGTCAGAAACTTGACCCACTTTTTCCGGTCGTCACCGGAGACGTTCCAATCCCTGGCATTGAACATAATCCCGGCTTCGTCAAGTATAACCAAACAACTACCCTCGTGACCGTAAAATCCCTTTTCGAAAGACAGCTTGATGAGATAGTCAACCGTGATTTCATCATTATCTTTGTAAATCCATCGGCTATCTACATGCTCGTCTTTCTTACGACTGAAGAAGCGAACTAGCTTAGATCGCTTCTTTTTCGTAATTGGAAAATTCGCTAGAACCCAGTCTTTTCCGAGTGGGTGCTCGGCAACATGTATGCCCAATGCCGTGGCAGCATATGACTTACCACTCCCTACAAATCCGCTATAAATCCAAATCGCCATACTTAACCTCTCCTTTTCTTACTGGATTGCCTTCACCAGTCTCAATAATTGTCTTATGGCATAAAACGCAAGTATCGCAGTCAATAGACCTGTAAAATGCAAAATTATCGTCGGAACCGGAATAAAATATCCGATTATTTGACCACCAACGCCCCACTCCATTTTTTCGAATTTAAACGGTGAGTCCGGTAAAATACCGAACACACCTTCAGTAATCATCACTAACGAATCGATACACCAATTCGCAATACTTGCCCACATTATGAAGCACCCCCGAACCACTTCCGGACTGCATATAATAGTCCTAGATCAAACGCAATGACGATACCACCCCTAAATATTTTGCCGAACGTGTCCATGATAGGAGGAAACGATAAGTCTAGCTTGTACGGCTTTCCGTCTCCTATCGGAATCTCGACAACGTACACGAATTTGTCAGTAACTGGTATATCTCCGAAAACGGCCATTGCAGCGTTCTTAGCGTCCCAGGGCAAACTAAACGGAAACTTAGTCGTGAATATTGCCGGAATCGCCTTCAACTTCTTCCAATTGATGTCCTCCGGTTTCCCTGGGTCTACCGGGTCATCAGGTTTTGCAGGATCGTCAGCAGTGTCCGGCTTGCCCTCCGGAACCGGCACATCATCGACAACTGTTCCCCCATCGGGTCCAGGCTTGATAACCGGGTCAGGGTTGAATTCAGGAATCGTTGCCGGGTCATTAACAGGGTTCCCCGCCGGGTCTGTAATCGTTCCCGTGTCCGGGTAAAATGTATACCCCGGTGGAAACAGTGACTTCGTGGGAATAGCAACCTTGTTATTAGCCGTCTGAAGCTCGGAAACAGTGTCCGGATAGTCCGATATAGACGGAACCTCTAAAGGAATTTTCGGGATATAATCGACGTCAGAGTAAAACCCGATTCGTGATGTTGCCCCACCTGACATATTCATTGGAACAGCGAATAAATAGTTCCATGTCGCAGTGCTCGAATAGTTCGTATTGAATTGGTAACGACTCAACGGAACAGCGAATTTTAAGATATAGTCCGGTACGTTCAAATAAGTAGATTGGAAGGAATATATGACCTCAACTTGTGACCCAACGACCTTAGCGCCTTTAACCATAATTCGGTTATAGTTTGACAAGGCATATGGACTATTGGTGTTAGTTTGGAAAGTGTCCAAATGACTAAAACCAGGGAACCAACTCCCTAACCGGAAATTAGATGAATAGGTGATACTTGATTCTTTTACACCCACTAGTTTTCCGTCCTGATACAAGCTAATCGTCTTGGTAACATACTGGTCACCAAATTGTGACGGTACAGAGAATCCCATACCGTTCGTAAAGACCCGGTAACCGTTCAACGTTAACGAGTTAAAAAGTGTGCTTAAGGGTTGATTTGGCGCTACTTCAATAAAGGAAACAGCCCCACTAGTCGCCCCGTAAGCGTCGGTTCTCATCGTTAAAGAAGAAGTGCTGCCAGTAGACTCATTACCTTGTAACGTTCTGTAATTGTTATGGTTAATCTTATATTCATAAGTGCTCTTGAAATCCCACGTCACACCTACACCAGTCTCATCTGCCGGAGCAGGCTGGGGATTGCTACCAGGCACGTTGTTTGGAGCATTTGGAATGGCAGGCGTCATAAAGCCGACATTTCGCATAGCCGTATAGAATATGTCATCTAAGAACTCCTGGGCGTCGCCTGTCACGGCAGCCCATAGCAATTCGCCTATCAAGACGACCGTACCGATACCGACGAACCAGTCAACGAATTTGACCCAACTAGGCGCATTGCCATAAACCTTTAGATCAATTACATTGTCTATCTCTTTTTTCAGTACGTTTTTTTGCGCAGCGTCTAAAGAAACATCGACCATTTCTTTTTTTCCACCTTGCAGCACGATTAGTTTCATACCTTCTTTTTTTACGAAACCCTCGGCAACTTCAGCCGTTGCTTCTTTTAGTGCCAGGTTACCTACTGAACGTGAAATACTCGTCTTTACCATAGCTTTGGCAGCCTGCTTGGCAGCGAAACTAACAACCGCCCCTGGGCTCGCTTCTGCATTTCTAGGCATCCACGAATATGCAACGACCGTGACGACCAACATCATTGCTAAAATCTTCTTGTAACCTCTCATAGAAGCCACCTCACGATACTTGAAAAGACCACGAAAAGAAGATAGATGATGACAGCGAAAACCGCTCCAGTGTACAACTGGTTCAAGATTGGTGTTATACTCGTCATAAGTTGTTTTTCCTTTCTCACCAAAAAAATGGACAGGCGCTGTCACGCCCGCCCATTTCAGCAGAGGAATAATAATTTCTTGAGTGACATCTACTCTTTTTTAAGAGTAGGTGTTTTTTATCGTGCTCCCGAGATCGAACGGAAGAGTTTAAGACCGAATTTCCAAATCGTTGGTGCAAAGGCGATACCAACTGCAACTAGCGCAATCGCTCCGACATCTGCTGTCAGCAAATCTCCTTGACCTTTGATAGCGTCAACAACGCCGCCTGCTGCTAATGTTTGAGTTCCTAACATTAAACTATTCATCTCCTTTAGTTGGGTTTGAGTGGTCTTGTACACCGATAAATACTATGTCAACGAACGTAGTATATAAGTATGCAATCCCATCGAAAGCGATGAACAAAGTTAGGATTACCACTGACATTGCAGCTACTACTTCCGGAATCATATCAAATGTCATTTCATCACTCCCTAGCGATCTATACTATCGACTGAACAACGTTTTGAGGAATCCCGAGAACGATACTATTAGCAGTATTGAAAATAAAGTCACGACCATGATTGCCATGTCCGATTCACTTCGCATTTCCTGATACTTCGCTAAATCGCTCTTTATTTCAGATAATGTATTCTGAACTGTTTCAGAATCGATTAAAGAGTTCTCTTGATTCTCTTGCGAAATCTTCTCCATCGCCTTTAGTGATGAAGCAATCTCTTCTGTATGCTTATATGACTTAAGCAGCAACTCTTCTTTTTCCGCAGCCGCTTCTTTTTCCTTCGTTTGAATACTCTTGTATTCGTCACTTTGTTGATACTCGACGAGATCCGTATGCTCTTTTTCCAGTCGTTCTATGTACTTGTTGACCGGCTCCAAGTCGGACTTCAAGGAATCCCCATTCTTTACCTGGTTCTCCTTTATCTCGTCTATGAGCGCTTTCAATTCCTGATACTCTTCACTTGTCAACAATTCCACCTACTTTGCACAAGCCCTTCCTGGTGCTCAATGGCTCCCAGGAAGAAACTTGCTATATTAGAGTTTTACGGCTTACGGACGAATACCAACGAGAGTCATACTAATGCCCTTATTATTGGCACGTTCTGAAATCTTCACTTCTGCATTGACTTTCGCACCAGTTGCCGGAATTGGTGAACTGAAATCATCTGAAACAAACAATTCAAGTTTCGTGAAACTTTCCACGTCTCGCAGCTCTGCAAAACGATAAGAAACACCTTCTTGTTTTTTGCTTGGTACTGTTTTCATTTGATGGAATGTTGCCCCATTAATTACCGCTTTCATGCAATTCTCCTTTTTGCCCTGTAATTTATTTTCAGATATGAGAGAGGGCTTACTTATATAGTATAGGTAACTAGTTACTAATGCAAGTATAATATTGAAAACATAGGGGAATCAGTTTATACTGGCATTATCTTGAGCATTTTTATCAAACGACCTTGAACCTCCTGTAAAGAAATCGGCTGCAATCCGATGTCTTTTCGATACAGGTTCAGGGTTTTTATTTTGCCTTCGTCAAGCCGTGACATTCCTTCCTGAATCATTGTTCCGATGTATCGAGTATCAATATCTTCTTCAGGTAACTTTGCAGCAGCCACTAATGCGAGACTTGCGCTAACAGTTTGATCAATCCATTTTGCCTTCCTTGCAATGCTTTCGGCAGGACGTTCTTTCGTCAACTGTACCTTTTCGACATCTTCCAGGAACTTTTCCCAAAAGGCAGCCACTGGCAGCCGTGAAGCATTTGTTTCCTTTGAACCCTTTGGACGACGACGAAAAACAATGTAATTCGTCAAGACACCTTTCACCAACCGCCCGACGTCCCAACCTGACGCCAGGAATTCAGCAGCCATCATGGCACGATCGTTACGCAACTGTAACTCTGTCCGAACCCACTCACCTTCGATTTCCTCACCCGTGTTATTCTTTCGTTCACTCTTTTTATCATAGAATCGAACCTGCAAATCAGACTGAATGCTTCCGAAATATAGTGTGTCACCAGTACGTTTGCCCGTCTTGATGTGCGTTTCAGTAATATCCCGCACCTTCCGGAATCGTGAAGTAATCGTTTTATCCTTCACGCAACGTCGAAGCGTGTCGAGCGAGAAATACGTTTTCTCGCCCTTGTCATCGACAGCCAAATCAAGGCGTGTTATCTTGCAATTCGCCAGGAATAGTAATTGCAGGAGTTGTGGGAAAGGGTTCTCATATGTAGTCAGCAATTCATATTCTCTACACCCTTGACCGGACATTTCTAAGTGAATTCCCATGTTTTCCATACCACCGTAGTAAATCGCAATATGTTTAGATCGGTAGGACTTCGCATAACCATATTTCCCCGAATCCGAGTTCGTAAATTGTGCGTCTTTCATGCTCAATATCTGCACGACTTGTTCTTTATCCGTTACATCAAATAAAGTGACTTGAAGCCAGTCCACAAGCGACGTCAGGCGTGTTTGCGATGTATTTTCTACCCCCCTGTTAGTAACTGGGGGTAATACGTTGTTACTCGTCATTTCCTTCACCCATTTTCCACGATATTTCCTCGAATTGACTTAATCGTTCCTGGACTTGTTCCAGTAACATCATGTCTCGGATAGCTTTGCTCATACTACAATCATTCATAAAGCAATAGACTTCCAACCGTTCCCAAACTGCTTCCTCTAACGTCAAGGAAACCTTTCTCGTTAAGCCTATTTTCCTCATTTTGTCATTACCCCTCTGCATAGGTTACTAATAATTTACTACATTGGTAACCAATGTGCAAGGACAGGAAAAAACCCCCCCAACCCCCCCTTTTAAAAAAGGGAGGGCTCCCTCGCCGGTTGGCAGGTTTCGCCGTGGGAAAAAACTCACGGCAAAACAGCTGCAAGAGG